AAAAACAGGACAATTATTTTCACCTGAACTAGTATCAGAATTATTTTCAAAAGTACGTGGCAAGTCTACTTTAGCCATTCTTTCAACACAACAGCCGATTCCATTTAACGGTGTTGAACAATTTACATTCAATTTGGAAGGTAATGCTCAGATTGTTGGTGAAGGTGACGCAAAAAAAGGCAATAAAGCAACATTAAGTTCAAAAACAATTCGTCCACTAAAATTTGTTTATCAAGCCAGAATTACAGATGAGTTTAAATATGCAACTGGTGAAAAACGCATTGACTATTTAAAGGCTTTTGCTGATGGCTTTTCTAAAAAAATTGCTGAAGCTTTTGACTTGGCCGCTATTCATGGTTTGGAACCATACTCAATGTCTGACGCATCATTCCAACCTAACAACTCATTTGATGGTGTAGTTACTGATAACGTTGTAGCTTACCAAGGTGACAAAATTGATGACAACATTGAGGCAGCTGTTTCTGCTGTGGTAGCTAATGGCTATTCTTCTAATGGTTTAGCTTTATCTCCACTAGCAGGGCAAGATTTATCCAAGCTTAAAGGAGCTAACAAGCAAGCAATATACCCTGAATTTCGTTTTTCTCAAAATCCAGGATCTTTTTACGGTATGACAACTGATATTAATAAGACTTTAGTAGCTGTGGGTGGAAAAGCTGAAAAAGACCATGCAATTGTCGGTGACTTCCAAAACATGTTCAAATGGGGATATGCTGAAAATATTCCACTTGAAATTATTGAATATGGTGATCCAGATGGTGCAGGCCGTGACTTGAAACAATATAACGAAATCTTGTTACGTGCCGAGGCATTTATTGGTTGGGGTATTTTAGATCCTAAAGCTTTTGCACGTGTTAAAGAAGGCTAGGTGAGTAGCTTATGAAAGTTTATGAAAATGAAAATCATGATGTAGTTGTTACTGAAAGTGAGCTAAAAGGTACTTGGAAAGTAATTTCTGAGATTTCAACTCAGTTACCAGGAACTGAAACTAATCAAACAGCCACACCAGTAATGAGTAACTAGTCTTTGATTAGAGGTGATTAAGATGTGTAAAGCTTTTGCGACATTAGATGACATTATCAAACTATTTAGAACGCTGACTATGGAAGAATCCGAACGTGCGAAGGCTTTGCTCCCTATTGTCTCAAATTCATTACGGGTCGAAGCTAAAAAAGTTAATCGAAATTTGGACGAAATGGCTAAAGATGAAACCTATGCTAGTGTTTTGAAGTCGGTGACTGTAGATGTTGTAGCTAGGACTTTAATGACATCAACAAACTCCGAGCCCATGATTCAATCTAGTGAATCTGCTCTAGGCTATTCTTCATCAGGAACATATCTTGTTCCCGGTGGTGGTCTGTTTATCAAAAATACGGAGTTGGCTAGATTAGGTTTAAAACGTCCCAGATGGGGGATGTTGGATATTTATAATATTCAGTTTTAGAAATGGGGGAAAGTACAAATGATTGCAACTGAAACGGTGATTTTGATAAACCACAAACAAGTTGGAGTGGATGAATTTAACGCTCCAACTTACGAAAATGTGCAAAAAGCTATTTCTGATGTCATTGTGGGATCTCCTACTTTTGACCAGCAAGTTACTGAATTTAATCTTTCAGGCAAAAGGCTAGCATTTATTTTAGGAATCCCCAAAGGCGATAAAAATGATTGGGAAGACAGTACAGTCTTGATTCGTGGTAAAAAGTTCAAAACTTATGGTCCCCCACTAGAGCAAACTGAAGCGAATGTACCATTGAGATGGAATAAACAAGTTAAGGTGGAGCGGTTTACATGAGCAAAGTTAAATTTGTTTTGAATCATGCAGGAGTGGCTGAAATACTTAAGGGGGCTGGAATTCAATCTGCGTTGTCTAAAGTCGGTACGCAAATTGCAAATAGTGCTGGTAAGGGTTATGGTACTAGAACAGCTATTCGCCCCACTCGTGCAGTTATTACCGTATATCCTGCTACTGTCGCCGCTCACTTCGATAACTTGAAAAAAAACACACTATTAAAAGCAATGGGAAGTGGTACAAATGATTGAAAGTTTGTTGGTAAGGTACTTGCTTTCTAAAGGAGTACAAGTTGCATTAGAAAGACGTCAAGGAATTGATGTGATTATTGATAAAACAAGTTCTCATTTGGAAAATTTCCAGTTTTCTCATACTTTCGTCATACAGGTATATGGGGAAAGCAAGGCAATAGCAGCCGAAAAAAGTTATAAAATTTTAGCTTACATGCTAGATTTACCTAACCAGGAAAAACGCATTGCTGACGTAAAACTTAACTCAGGCCCTTATGATTTTTCACAAATAGGTACAAAAGAATACAGGTATCAAACGTATTATGAAGTTTATGAATACTAAAAAGGAGAATAGTATATGACACAAAATAAAAACTTGGTTTCTGCTTTTAGACCGCAGACTGCTGGTGCAATTAGCTATGCACCACTTGGCACAAAAGTGCCGACAAATGCTATCGACGAATTAGACACAAAATTTGTTAAGTTAGGTTATATTTCTGAAGATGGAATGACTAAGTCGTACGATTTTGACAGTGACACTGAAAAAGCATGGGGTGGGGATGTTATTAATAACATTTTTAATGGTAAGACCTCTACTTTTGAATTTAAACTTGTTGAATTGCTCAACTCAGAAGTTAATAAAGCCGTTTTCGGTGGGAAAAATGTGACTGGTGATTTAGAAAATGGGCTTGTTGTTAAAGACACTAACACAGAGCCAGAAAGTTTTGCGTGGGTAGTAGACATGATTGGGAAAAATGGCGTGCTTGTGAGAATCGTTATTCCTAGTGCATCAATCACGGATATGGATGATACAACCTATGCTACAAGTGAATCAGCAGGCTATGACATTACAATTACCCCACAAGCAAATGCTGAAGGTGTTACAAATATTACTTATATTCAAAAACCGAAAACAGTAGCTGCGGAAAACGCACCAGTAGCATCAACAGGAGGAGAAACACATAATGTCTAAAGATCGTGCAAAATATTTTGAGGGAGTAACTCCTACAGGTTTTAGGTATAGCGTTGAACGAGATGTTGTTGACGACATGGAATTAATTGACCTTTTAGCCGATTTAGAAGATGGTTCTATCAGTGCACTTCCAAAAATTTTACTTAAGCTATTAGGCAAAAAACAAAAAGATGATCTTTACCAACATTGTCTTGATAAAGAATCGGGAAGAGTGCCGTCTTCTCAAGTTATGGAAGAAGTGAAAGCTATACTTACTGACCCAAATTTAAAAAAGTCCTAGTGCTTTTTAATATGCTAAAGATGGATAGTGATTCTTTAGAGTGCGATTTTGCAGAATACTATCATATTTACAACATTAAGCAATTAGGACTAAGGCAATTGTCAATTTATGCTTTTGGACTGCCTGATGATAGTAGAATTAAAAAGCTAATATCAAAGCAAAAGGTATCTTTTGAAACATATTTACAAGCTGTTGCAGTTGATGCACTGCAATTACTTGTTTGGTCAAAAACTAAAGACGCACAACACAGTAGAAATAGACCAAAATCAATTGCTCAAAGTTTACTTCCAAAAGCGGAAGTAGAAGATGATCATCAAAACTTTAATAGCGGAGCAGAATTTGAAAAGGCAAGGCAAAAATTGCTGAAAGGGGTGGTAAAACATGACTGAAATAGGTAAAGCATATGTGCAAATTATCCCGTCTGCTAAAGGTATTCAAGCTGGTGTCGCTAGTGTATTGAATAAGGATTTGCCACCAGCAGGGCAAGCTGGTGGATCAACTTTAGGTAGTTCGCTTATCGGCAAGCTTAAAGCAGTAATAGGTACTGCGGCAATTGGTAAGTTTATTGGATCTGCTATCACTGAAGGTGGTAAGCTCCAACAATCCATTGGTGGTGTTGAAACACTTTTTAAAAAGTCAGCTGGTACAATCAAGCAAAATGCAATGACCGCCTTTAAAACTGCGGGGTTGTCAGCTAACCAATATATGGAAAACGTCACTGGTTTTGCTGCGAGTTTGGTTTCATCCTTGGGTGGTAACACAAAGTCGGCAGCAAGATTAGCCAATATGGCAATGGTTGACATGTCAGATAATGCCAACAAAATGGGTACTGATATGAATTCGATTCAGATGACATATCAATCACTCGCTCGTGGCAACTATGCCATGCTAGACAATTTAAAACTCGGTTGAAAAACCATAGCCGAGTATAAATCTAGTGAAAACGGTGAAACTCTAGCAAAAGTTAGACAATACCGTGCTTTATAAGGCTATCCTCGTATACGTGGTTATGCTATATTACACGTAGGAGGATAAAAAATGGTCTGGGTCAATTGGAAAGCGTGGGAAAACAAGAGGGTATCTTATTGAATATGCAGAAAAAGCCAGATCTACTTATGAAGTGTAACGACTATCGAAACATAACTGGAAGACTTGTGATAAAAAAATCATAAGTCTTTTTTGATGGAGTAGAGTACGCTTAAGCAAGCGGAAGAGCTAGGGCACTGACAAGTGTAAAATATAGTCTAATCTACATAGTGATATGTAGCAGTTCATAAGAGAACGGTTATAGCTTAGCGAGCTATAGCGAATATGTGTGTATGGTGGCACGAAAACTGAAATGGAGCGTCTGATGAAAGACGCAGAAAAGCTAACCGGTAAAAAGTATAAGATTGGTAATTTTGCGGATACTGTCGAAGCAATCCATGCTGTACAAAAATCAATGGGGATTACTGGAACAACTGCAAAAGAGGCAACTACAACCTTGTCTGGTTCTTTTGGGATGCTTAAAGATTCATTTACAGACTTTTTAGGCTCCTTAACTGGCACAAGCCCTATCCCACTAGATACTGCCTTACATAATTTGATATCTTCTGCTCAAACTTTTGCAGGTAATTTAGCTCCAATGCTTTTGAAAACTATAGAAAACATTGGTGCAGTGATAGGCAAAATATTTGATGGTCTCCCTGCTCCAGTACAAATTGGGATTGCTACAATTACAACATTTATTGGTGTTTTTAAAGCACTAAAAATGGCGATGCAAATCGGCTCAGTGATCTCACAAGTTCAATCTGCTATATCAGGATTATTTGCAGTTTTGGCTGCTAATCCGATAATAGCTATAATTGCAGCAGTGGCAGCACTAGCAGCAGGTTTGTATATCTTCTTTACTAAAACAGAAATGGGTAAGCAAATCTGGGCTAGCTTATGTAGCTTTATGACAAGTGCGTGGGATAGTGTAAAAGAACCACTGACAAGTGCATGGAATGCACTTGTTGCAGTTTTTACTACTGTATGGAATACAATCAGCACAATTGTGACAACAGGTATAAATTTAGTACAAACTGCCATTCAAGTTGCACTTCCAATTATTCAAGCAATCTGGACAACTGTATGGAATGCTTTATCTACGGTTTTATCGGTTGTATGGAATGTAATATCTTCAGTAGTTACAACAGCTATCAATATTGTACAAGGCATAATTCAAGCAGTAATGTGTGCGATTCAAGGAGATTGGTCTGGAGCTTGGGACGCAATTAAAGGTGTTATTAACATTGTCTGGAATGCAATTAAAAATGTTGTAACGACTTGTATAAATCTGGTAATGGGTATCATTAAGACCATTCTTAGTGCAATTAAATCTTTTTGGGATGCAACGTGGAATGCAATCAAATCCATTGCTGGGGCAATTTGGCAGGGCATTCAAAATGCTATAAGTACTTATATTAATGCAATTAAAGCAGTAATCCAGACAACCATGAGCATTATCAAGACCGTCTGGTCGACTACTTGGAACATTATCAAAACTGTTGCTACGACTTTATGGAATGGCATTAAAATTGTCATACAAACCGCAATTAACGTAGTGAAAGGCATCATTCAAGCGGTAATGTGTGCAATTAAGGGAGATTGGTCTGGAGCTTGGAATGCAATTAAAGGTGTGGCTTTATCTATTTTCAATGGTATTAAAAGTGCGATTTCTAATGCTATGAATGGTGCAAAAAGTATTGTATCTAGTGCGGTAAACGGAATAAAGAAAATTTTTAGTAGCTTAACTGATTTAGTTGGTAAAGCTGGAAAATGGGGCAGTGACTTGATTAATGGCTTTGTTAGGGGAATAAGAAACGGAATTAGTGCAGTTGGTAAGGCAGTTAAAGGCATTGCAGACAAAGTGCGAAGTTTCTTGCACTTCTCCGAACCAGATGTAGGGCCTTTGAGCGACTTCCATACGTACGCACCAGACATGTTAGCTAGCTTTGCTAACGGAATTAAAGATAATATTCCATTAGTTACCAGTGCAGTTTCAAAACTTGCAGATATGACTAGCGGAACACTGGCTATGGCAGTCGAGCCATCGCCTTTTGTTCCTGGTACTGGTCAATTTTATCCTGGTAACTCTAGCTACAATAATCAAACAACAGTCAACATTTATGCAACGCCAGAGCAAAATGCCAAAGACATTGCAGATGAAGTAATTGAAAAGCTGAATAGAGAATACAGAAGAAAGAAGGTGGCTACTACTTGATAAAACAACTGATTGTAGGTGAGTATGATTTGAGCGATTGGGGCGTACAGTTTGGGAGTAAGTCCTTATACAATGCTCCAAAGCGAAATGTGGAAAATATTAGCGTTCCTGGTAGAAATGGTGATGTAATTATTGATCACGGCAATTGGGAAAATATTGATGTTACTTACTCTTGTTTTATTGAAGGCAAGGCGAAGGAAAGAATTTTTGATCTAAAGCAAGTCATAATATCACAGCTAGGGTATGTAAAAATATCAGATTCTGAGAATTTAGATGAATTTAGACTGGGATATTATAAAGAGGGATTAGACGATATCAATCCGTCTTTAGAAGTTAAAAACATAAAATTCAATATAACTTTTAATTGCAAGCCACAAAGATTTTTATCTGCTGGGGATGAATGGCATAGTTTAAAAAATGGTGATAGATTGTACAATCCGACGTTGTTCGCATTTTCGCCACTTTTTAAGATTCAGACAAGTGATAGCGATTATGGATATATCGAAATTGATGGATACTCAATTAAGGTGAAAAATACACACAGTGTTGAATATTTGTATATCGATACCGAAACAATGCAATGCTACAGTGATAATGAGCTACTCAATGATTGTGTTGAATTTTCTAGCGATAATACTTTAAAAGTTGCCCCTGGTGGTCGACAGGTTTCAATTTCTAGCAATATATACAATGTTGAAGTAAAGACAAGGTGGTTCACGTTATGAGCATACCAAGAATATATCCAGATGGAGCTACTCAAGCTAGTGCAAATGGTTTAGGAAGACTATCAGACACCACTAGACTTGAAGTTACTGAGGAAATTAATGGAATTTTCGAATTGGAAATGGATTACCCCATAGATGGGATTAATTTTGAACTAATTAAAAAGAACAGATTAATTTACGTGGATAAGCAATTCTTCCAAATTTATGAAATTAGTAAATCGCTTAGCAACATTGTTACAGTGTACGCTGAACATATAAGCTACAGGCTATCACATATACCAGTAGCACCTTTTACAGCTACTGGTACGCCTAGTCAAATTTGGCAAGAAATAAAGACACATGCTGTAATTGACGTTCCTTTTGATTTTGAATCTGATATTCAAGATTCAGAAAAGTTTGTAATTGATAAGCCTAGATCTATCAAAGACATTTTAATGTCTAGTGAAGATTCTTTTTTGTCTAATTTTGGTGGTGAATTTGAATGGAACAACTGGAACATTAAATTTAATTCGAGACGTGGTATAGATACAAGTTATGTAGTTAGATATGGCAGTAATTTAACCGATATTAAACAAGAAGAAAATTTACAAGAAGTTGACACTGCTATTTTTCCATATGCCTTTAAGCATGAAAAAGATAAAGACACTGTTGTGTATTTGCCTGAAAAAATTATAAAGACAAAAAATGCTAATCTTTTTTCATACACTCGAATTTTGCCTGTAGACTTTAGCGATAAATTTGAGAACGATCAGATACCCACAGCAGATGCATTAAGATATTTGAGTGATATTTATATAAAAGACGAAAAAGTCGGAGAACCAAAAGTATCTATTGATGTGTCATTTGTGGATTTAGCACAAACGCTTGAATATAAAGGCATGTTAAGTGCAATTGATTTACATCTTGGTGACAGGATGACTGTAATTTATCAAAAAATTGGGCTACATGTAGTTGCTGAAATTACTAAAACAGTAAAAGAGCCATTGCAGGATCGCTTTAAAGTTTTACATCTTGGTGATTTTGGTGAAAGTTTCACAAGTAGTGTAATAAGAAATAATAAAAAAACTAAGGTTGATCTTAGTCGTTTTGATACTCGTCTTGAAGAAACTAAAAAAGATACACAAAATGAGTTTGAAAAGCAAAGTGCTGAAACTAACCAAAGATTTGAACAGCAGAGTACTGAAACTAATCAAAGATTTGAAAAGCAAAGTGCCGAAACTAACCAAAGATTTGATGACTTTGACAAAAGCACTAAAGAAAAATTTAGTAAGCAACAGGAAGAATTGGAAAATCAAAAAGATGAGAGCGAGCGTCGATATCTTGAACACAATCGGAAATTTACTGAGCTACAGCAAGAGACTAGTGACAAAATTAAGTCTACTAAAGAAAGCATGGATTCTGAGCTTAGTGCACATCAGCAGGCAATCAATGAGCAGATGGAAAAAGCAAAGAAAGCCATCCGAGCAGTGGAAGAAAAAACAGCCAAAGAAATCGATGACGCTAGAGATAGCATTATGACTTTTGTAAGCCGTAACTCTGAAGGTGCACCACTAGAATTTTATGATGAACAGGGCAAACTCGTTAAAGGTATACCGCCTGTGTCTACAATTAAAAGCAAAGACGGGAAATTCGAATTAAATGCTAGCGGTTTTAACTTTGGCAATCACGTTTTAGGTGGCAATGGCGAGTTATATGCCGATGGCATATATGGTAATAAGATCGAGGGCTACAGCATTATAGGTGCTCATATATCTGGTGGAACAATCCAAGGTGTAACAATTGAGGGTGATTCATACTTCAGATCTTCGGGATCTGGCGGAATTGCGGTTGTATCAGGCGACAGTGGATTTTCTTTCGGAGCTTGTGCCATGGGTAGCGGCCACATTTCGATAGGAACTGGCAACTGGAATGGGACGGATTTTTACACCTCAGGGGATGTCATATGTTCCTCCGTAGTAGTGGGTGGAATGGCACTTACTAGTAGTGACGTAGCAAAATTACAACGACTGAAAGGATAATCATGAGCTTTTTTAAAGACGCAGACACCATCGACTTAGCGATCATAGCTAAGGAGTATGAAAAAATTAATCGTGAAGTCATGCACGAAAACTTGGTTTTACGTATCCAACTTAGACAGCATACCGAGCGAGAAAAAGAACTACTCGAAATTTTAAAAGAAAAAATACCAGAATTTTATGAAGTTTTGAAGAAAGGAGATGAAAAAAATGACAATACAGAATCCTAGGTTACCTTCACTGAACTTGGATGTACAAAAAGATGTTCGATTCATTGTACGCCCCTTTCGCCTAACTCAAGCTGATAAAGGTTATATACAACCTTTTCGCCTGACTAACTCTTGGTCGGCTTATGACGTTTCAGAAATCAATTTAAATTTTGCAGCAACCAAACCTGATGGACAAATTATAGATATAAAAAAAGAGCCTAACCGTTTTAAACAAGAAAATGGGATATGGCTCTTTTACTTACCTGAAGAAATTGCACAAGCTGTAGGTAATGTCACTGCATACTTTTATGTTACAGATTCATCGGATACTATCTTGGCTACTACAACCAAATTCGGGTATGAAGTAAGTGCACGGTATGGCGAAGATGTTAAGTCTAACTCCTATATCTCAGAGATTGAAGATATGGAGAAACAGTTTCAAGAGTACTTGGCTAATGCTAAAGCTCAAGTTAATGCACAGAACGACTTAACAAATGAGTACAAGCAAAAATTATCGCAAACCTTGTCTGAGATGTCTGATAAAGTAGCTACCTGGTTAAGTACTAAAACCGTAGCAATTGATCAAGATATTAAAAACAGACAAGATAATCTGGATAGGTTAAACGCTGATTACCAGGCAAAATATAACGAATTAGTTGCTAGCTGGCAAAATAAAATTGCTGAAATCAACACAGACTGGGAACAACGCAAGGCTGAAATTATATCCGAGGCGAAAAACCAACGGACTGATATTTCCAATGAGTGGGAAAGCCTAAAAAGCAAATTTAAAACTGATAGAGATAGTGCAATATCTCAAGCAAATTCTGATTTTAAAGCAAAACTAGATACTATACAGACTGACTGGAATAATCAAAAAAGCAAGCTTGAGCAAGAAATATCAGATTTTAAGACAAATCTTGAAAATAAAGTTCAGGTGGTAACGAACAAAGTCTCCGACTTGGTAACTCATACTTACCCGGACTTAAGCAGTAAAACAGACGCAATAAACACAAAAATTGCACAGCTAAAAGAAGAATTTAGTAAAATCGATTTTTCTACTTACGCTACTAAAGAAGACTTACAAAAAGTACAGCCAGACTTTTCAAAAATTATAGTGCAAAACAAAACACTAGATGATAAAAGGGAAATCAAGATTTTCAGCCACCATCTTAGTCAAAACCCGGATGAGGGTTTCTGGCTGGTAAGCCTCGCAGAGGGCGACACCGTACCAAGACGTGTTCAAAAAATGGATGCAGCATTTCCTAAAATGAAAGAAAAAATTGGCAATTTGCAAACAACCAAGGCAGATAAATCTGAATTAGGCAATTACGCAACAAAGACAGACTTGAACAACAAAACCGAACGGCCATTGTTTGAAGCTATGCTACAAAACTATGCGACTAAAAGTGAATTAAACAATCATCAAGTCGATTTGAGTAATTACGCAACAAAGTCGGATCTGGATCATAAAGCCGACAGATCAGATTTTAGTTATTATGCAACAAAAAATGAGCTAGATAACAAGGCAGACAAGTCAGAGTTAAGTAATTATGCTACTAAAGATAATCTAGGCTCTAAAGCCGACAGATCTGAGTTAAGCAATTACGCTACAAGAGGAGATATAAACTCCGCTATACAAAATGTCCGAATTAAACAGGATTCACTGGATAGTGACAACAATTACACCAGCGGTAAGATATACTCGCCTGAGTGGAGCGATGGATACTTGACTTTTGATATGTCTGGCTCATACGCAACATACAAAACAAGATCTCTAGTGAATCACATGTCAGCTATGCAGGAGCAGATAACTCAGCTACAGCTAGAAGTAAAAAAAAAAATCAAGCTTAGGTCAGGCGATATGATTCATGGCACAACAATACAAGACGACTATAATTCTGCTTTCAAGGCTGTTTTCAATATGGCAAAGTTTGAAGATTGGCAAGATCATCGATTTAAGGTGGGTGGCAATAATCTAGATGGAGACTTTGAGCATATATTTTGCGATGATCCTATTGGTGCAAATACAGAGCAGGGCAAACAGCAATATGCCAGTAATATTTTCCGACGAAGAAGTTGCTCCTGGAAAGTTTATGTTTCAGATGATGAAACAATAACTATAAAAGATATAAGAGATCTGACTGTGTTCGAAAAAACTAATTTTTACTTATATGTTATATAAAAAGAAAGGAAATAAAATATTATGCAACAATACAATTATTATTTTTCAAATGATTCAGTACCATTTGATACGATTACAACAACACATGAATATAAGGAAAATCACTATCCAATAGTGATTACACAACCAGATCCCAGCTTGAAAGAGCCTAAGTATGATTGGGCTAAGGGAGCTTGGATTGAAAACGCTGCAGAATCACAAGGTGAAAAAATACACGCTTTACAAGAAGAAGTGAAGAAATTCCAAAGTGTTATAGCCCAATTAACTTCAATCGCACAAACACAAAAAATGCTTGCAACTTTAATCGCAACTAAGAAAGGAGAAAACACAACTGATGTCAACAGAAGAGCTTTATAAACAAATACTTATCAACTTATATCAGATTTTGAAGGTAATGTCAGTCCAAGAGGTAAAACAATTTGTAGAGGTAGGTGCAATCACAACAGCAGACTTCAAAGAAATTACCGGGGTTGAATATGTTCAATGATATATGTTTCAGTAGTAACGGCATTTTTG